CAGCGACCTTTTCGCCAATGGAGTTGTCTGTGAGATCAGCACGATGGAGACTGTAGTCTCCGGTCTCAAGATTCTTTCGAACGAAGTAGCCGTCATCAGATACGAACTGCTCAAAGCCGGCGTCACCGCTATCTGCTCTCGACCACCCCGTGGGAGCGTCGAGACGACTGATTTCTCCTTCTCGAACGAGCGACTCGCGGCCGCCGGTAACTCTGTCGAGCTCTACCTCCGGGATCTCCTTAAGCGCTTCTCTCGAGATAATCGCCTTCGAAGACACGCCCTTTGACGAAGGGAGCGCGTAGATGCCGCCTGGAAGACTTGGGCTGTCAGTGATCTCGATCTCGATGTCATCGTCGCCAGACGCTCCAACAACACGTCCGGAGACTGAGAAAATGCTGCCATCAAGATCTAAGTTGAAGCTAAAGCCGCCGCCCATGAAGGCGAATCGACCGTAACGATCGCGTCGCTGCATTCTCGCGCGAAGCGAGCGAGCAGCTCTTGAGTTGCCACCGATGCCGAAGCCACCAACAGCAACAATGCTAAGAGGCTCCGGAGCAATAGCGTCGTCGAGGCGCAGGTAAGTTGGCACAGCACCTGACGGCGCGACAGACAGACGGGTGAACGCGTGAACTCTCTCTGACGAGCCGGGGAACGCCGAGTACGCGGCTGAAACAAGCGCGCGATAGCTGTCATCAATGAACGGGTCAGCCGCAAGCCAACGAGCATTCGCGTGACGAAGCGACGCGCTGTTCATCTTATGACTCTTTGTCGACGCCGGATGCGACACTGGAAGCAAATCGCAGTGACGCATCGACTGAGAAGTTTGTGTATTAGAAGTGCAGAGTGAGATAAACTGTGACACCTCGCGAAGAGCGTTGAACACTCTTACTCGAGGGTCGTGCGTCACTGTTCGCGCCAGTGAACGGTTCGCTACAGCAATCGCAGCAGCAACAGCAACTCTGCGCTCCGGAAGAACGCGGCTGTTCGCATCAGCAACAAGCGCAAGAACGTCGGTACGGATCTTTATTCCGTACTGATGAATGAACTTACTCTTTGCAACACTTCTGTTTCTTGTTTTCACGACGTTGCCTCGCCTGTGTAACGTGGTAATAGATCTCGATCTCTGCTGTATCCTAGAAGTGTCACTAAATCCTTAGCACGGTCAAACGGGTTTTCGTCATTAGCGAGCGCGCGCTTCCACGCGGCTCGAACGGATGGAATGAACTCGTAGCCGAAGCCCGAGTACTCGGCCATCGCAACAATTGCTTCCTCTGGAGATGCATACTCGCTCTCATCGAGAATTTCAACAAACAACTCTTCATACACCGGGCGTGTACCTGCGGTAATCGCCGAAGCGTCTTTCTTTGACGACCTCGGATGCGTCGCCGGAAGAAGATCGTTATCTTGGGTGTAGTTTGGGTTTGACGGCTTACCGGAGCGAAGAAGCTTTAGATACGCGTTCACTCTTGCCATCGCCCATTGATCTCGTGTCTTGCCTGGGCGATGAGATGTTGAAAACGCGCCTGCACCGCGGCGGTACACCGCCTTGAGCTGCCCCATCGTCGCCTTACGGCCAGCAGACGCCTTCTTATTGTGCTCCTGCATCTTGTTGCGAAGAGCTTTTTCAGTCTTGTCTGAAAACTTTATTTTCTTAGCGTTCTTTGCCTTTGCTGAACCAGGCTTATTTTTCTTTGAGCCCTTGATTCTCTCACTCGGCTTCGCCGGAACACTGCTACTCTTTGCCATCACTGCGCCTCCGGTGGCTGTGGTGATTCTGGTTCTACGCCCTGCTGAGGCTCCGATGCCTGAGGCGGCGCTCCTTGAAGAAGTTGCTCGAGGCCGGGCGGCATCGGCGCGACACTCTGCGCCTGTTGTGCTGCTTTAGCCGCCTCGAGAGCTTCAGGCGCGAACGCTCCAATCATCGCTTCAGTGAGCTCTGGAGTGATCATGCCTTTCTCGAAGACGAGACGCATCGCGACCTCCTGAGGAGTCGGCGCATCTGAATCACTGAAACCGTGAGTCTTACGCCAGGTGTCAAACGACACCGCCATGCGATCAAAGCCGCTATCAGCGTCTGCCGCGCGGTCATTACGAGTCGCAACGGCGCTTGGGTCAAACCAAACAACGATGCGCTCGACCTCTGTCTTATCGAAGCCGTTTGCAATCAGATAAGGACGAAGATATACAACGGTGAGCGCGTCGGCGATCAAAAGCATCAACGGCTCGATATGCGCCTTGTACAGTGACTCGTCGATCTGAAGAGCGTTCGAGTACTTCACGTTCGCAAGACCGGTGATGATGTCCTTTGGCACATCGAGGCCCTGAAGAATTCTCTCGAGCACACGGTCAGCACGCTGCGCAAGTGCTGGGTCAAATGAACGCTCGAACTTAAACTGCTTAATGCGATCGCCAAGTTCAGCAGGCCCACGAATAATCAGCGGAACAACGGCACTGGCGCTATCCTCGTCTCGGATCGGTGTCGTCATCGCATCGATGAGTTGATCCTCGAATTCGTCACCCATCTCCTCGGGTGTCGCCTCCGGGTACATGTCGGTCGGATCGTCAAACGGGTAGTCGGGGTCCGGAGACGCCGCGACACTAAGCCCGTCCGGAAGATACAACGCACCAGCGTTCAGACGAGAACGAGCGGTCGCACGGAATGTTCTGTTCAGAAGCAGAAGCTCGGCGCAAAGATCAAGAAGACCGCGCAAGCTCGAATCAGCCTCGTCAGAGAATCTGGGGTGCGCGCGCCAAATGCGACCAATAAACGCATTTCCCGGAAGAAGAACAAGACCTTGCTTTTGGTTCATGCTGCCGTTTCCACCAAGAATGTCCCGGCGAGGCGCAATTCCGTAGTTGTTCTTTTGGTCGATCTGTACCTCGTCAACTGAGCGAATGTCCCACGATTCTGGAGTGCCGGAGCCTGGCTTCGCTGGCATCTGAACGAGATAGCACTCGCCGGAGACGCTCAGGTTTAGTGCCGCATCTCGAATCAAACCAGCCTGACCACCGTACGCCGAGTCAAGACGGCTTAGCGCGCGCTCAGCGGCGCGTGCAAGCCTCTCGTCAACACGTGAGCTTGTACGCACCGAGATCGGAGTCTCCGCTGGATTATCAACTGTCGCCGCGTAGATACGAATTCTTGACGCAACGGACGCAACAAGATTGAATGCGTACTTCACCTCGCCGATTGCGTCGTAGTACTCCCACGCCTCGCTCTGCCATGCGCTTGAATGAGCCTGGCGAGTAGCCTTGAACTTCTCGGCCTCGCTTCGATCGTTCAGACGAAGCTGAGTCGCGGCCGCGGTTAGTGTTCTCGGAGTCGAGTACGCCGCGGGTCGAGCAGGTGTGTACCCGGGAGGAAGAGCCGTCACAGGTGACGGAAGAGACGGTGGTGTGTATCGTCGTGACCTAGCAACTTCTCGGCGGTATACGCCCACAACCTTCTCCTCGTCTCGTGACGGAGTCAACTAAGATTCATATGTCCGGCGAACCGGGAAACTAGTTGACGCGGTCTAATATCGCGCCGGCGATGAGTGAATATGCGAGAACGCATGAGACAAACAACGTCGGCTCTTCTGCTATTTTATACATAGATACAACAAGCGTTGCTGTGTAGACACTTGCGCACCAATTGCACGTAATCAAATATCCGAGATTGATCCGTGTTGGCGGATATCTTTTCCAAATTCTCGTGCGAAGCCCGTCAAACATCGTGTCGGTCGTCACAAAACGGGTTAGCCGTGTGGCGGCTAGTCCAAGTGCAATAAACTCAAGGGCTGTCACGATCACTCAGGGTCTCCTGTTGCATACATTGTTCGGTACGGGTTCCATGAACGCAAACGAGAGCCGCAGCCGCAGTTCGCATCCTTCTCAAGAACAATCACCTTTCCTGTCAACGTACGAAGACGTGCTGTTTTCTTCGCATCACGTGACAAAATAAGTGATTCTGGGTCATACTTTTCGCGGAAAATCAGCATTGGCCCTTGATCAGAGTCAGACGCAATCATTATCGTGTCGCTCGTGATCACGGCGCGAACGGCGGTGACCATTCGTGAGCGAGGTATTCTCTCGTAGACCTGAAACGTCTCGTATTGATCACTTTCTACGGTGCCTGCCGGGCAGACCCGTGAGCGTAGTGGAAAGTTGTCATACAGAATCTTCATGTTCTACTCAGTCTTCTTCTCATTGCCGAGTACGTAACATCGGCCGCGTCGGCGAGCTCACGAACTGAGACGCCGCGTTCAGCCTCGGATCTACAGATCATTGTCAGTTCGGCGTTTGCTCGAGCGTGCGGTCCGTCGGGATTTGTGCCGGCGCGGTAGCGACGTGCGAT